TAAAAACTGATATGTCGTGTCTTGTTACAAATAGTGCTTTACTCATTTCTTATAATTTGGGTGATGTCCATTATTAGGCATATTAACTGGAGCTTTTTTAGCTTGTTGTGCGCCTCTTGGAGTTGGTTCGTAACTTTTAGGGATTGATTTAGTTTTCTTGTAGTCATCTAAATCATCACTACCTACTTCTTTTCCTTTTTTAATAGTATATAATACTTGTTGCCATTTGTGTCTGCAATAAACACCGCCTTTGAATTTAAACAAATCGTATTTTTCACCTTTGTGCATTGGTAACTTAGCAGCTCTAAAGTTCATATCTCTACTTGCTTTGTCAATATCTTCTAATCTATACACTATACCAGCTCTTGTTCTGTTCATCATTTCTTGACAAAACTCTCTACTGTTTCCACCTCTACTACTACCTTTGGCGTATTTATAACGAACTTTGTATTTTGATTTATCTAAAGTAGAAAAACCATCTTCTTTACTATCCACAACATCGCTTAATTGAATCATTGAGCTTGCCCAATCTTCAACACTTTCGTTTTCATCGTCTACATCTCTAATATCAACTATCTCAAATTGCTCCGAATCCATTACTTCGCCTTTAAGCTCATTTAATGCTTCGTGTAGTAGTTCATCACTATCCTTGCTTGAAATACTCTTAGAAGCCATTAATTCGAGTTCTGCGGTGTTTTCATCTTCTTTAATTCCAGTTTGTTCTTCAATAGCATCTTCGCCTTCAACGTTCTCTAAATCCATAAACTCAAGTGGTTCAATAGTTTTAAAGTAAAGATTTAAACTAATGTCATTAACAGCTAATATTGTGTCTAAGCAATCAATCAAAAGGTTTTGGTATGGTTGTATTACTACGTTGTTAAAAAGCCTTGAGGCGTTTTCTATTTCATCAGCATTGCTTGAAAAACCATTAGCAGAAGATAAGCCAAGTAATAATGGTGAAGTAACTCTATGAGTTAACATAATCTTTTTAGAACATTCTTCACTTAAATAAGAATAGTGAGCTGGAGCATCATTTAGTGGTATATCAGTAACAGTAGTAGCACTTTCTGCGTTATTGTTAAAGGCGATTATCGTTTTTTCTCCGTAACTTCCGCTTAGCTTAGACATTACATCATTCTTTATAGCAAGTTGTTTTTCTCTATCTGGCACACCATTGTTGAAGTTTACAACCTTTGTACCACTAAAACCATTTTGAGTATCGTTAATTAAATAACAAGCAATTTCATTTTCAAGCGTTGCATAAGATGTATTGTAGTCAGCTGGTGAATAGTAGTAGAAACCTGTGACATATCTTTTAATAATATAAATTTCATTTTGTCCACCACTACCAAAAACAGGAAACTTTTTTAGTTTAGTATTTCTTTGAACCTTAGACCAATCAGCAGAATAAAAATAGTTTTTTATTTCGCCTTTGTCATTCATCTTTTCAGCTCTTAACGTTTCTCTTGGAAAATGTGTTATTGCTGATATTTTATTGCCATTATAAGTAATTTGAAAAGCAGCCTCTCCTAATAACTTTAAATCTTGGCAAACATTTCTTAAATCGTGAGGTTTAACTAAACTCATCATTTGAGCATACTGGTCTGGCTTTTCAGCTGAATCAGTAGCATCTAATCCTTTGCCATATATCTGGTTGACTATTCCGTTAATTACCGCATTGTTTGTAGTGCTATCCATATAAGCCGAGATAAGGCTTTGATAATAGTCGTTGTTATCTCCTATTGATACATAGTTTCTATTACGTTCTTCTGTAATAGTAGGTCGTTCGTATTGATTAAGTTGTATTAAGTGTAAGTTATCCATAATGTACAAATTGATTGTCTCCTGTGCTTTGTTCTATATAAACACCGTTTGAAATTTCATAGTCTGAAAGTGTTTGGTCAGAACAATACATCTTGTCTTTAAAAATTATTGCGTTGTCTGTTGTATTGGTGATTGTAATAGTATAGTAATTATTTTCAACTAATGCTTGAGTAGTTGAATATTGATAATAGTAATCCAGTTCAGAAAATGTTGCTGCATCGTCTGTTAATATAACTTTATTTTGAGCCTCTGACTTTATCACTAATTTATAAGTTTTAGTACCAGTTATTGTTTCTCTTGGGATGAAGTTAATAAAACGCGAGCCATTTGTAGTAAGTATTTGCATATTTTTAAATAAAAAAGGGGAGGCTAATCACTTCCTCCCCTCCAATCAAACTATATATTATGAATCACACAATTATATTAATCGCGTCTTTTTTTAACTATTTGTCCCAACAGTTACAGTCACAGTTGCAGAACTCATTCCAGCAAAAGGGTCAGCAGAAGTTCCACCACTAATAAAATTAGATGGTTCAAGCTCTTGTCCAGTAAGCGTTAATGAATAACCTGAAAGGTCACCAAAATTTTGACCCGTAGCTATACTTCCGCCCGTAACATCCATACCATGCTCTAAACCGCAAAGCATAAAGTTTCCGTTTCTGTCCTCTACAGCAATGTGAGGTCTTCCGTAAGCCATAAGTTTCAATTCCTTGTTGTCTTCTTTAGACAACTTAGGTAAAGTTAATGTTAATGTTTCTTCAAAGAATGTCGTTCCATTCTCTCTACTTGAGGTAATAGCAGTTTCTAAACTATTAGTGCCTTTTAAATCGTATTGAAAGCAAGTAAATGTTCCAGATAAATCGGTGATTTCGTCGTCTACTTTAGTTATAGTTCCTAAGTCTCCAAAGTCAACAAACCAAGCTCTAACTATTCCACCAATAACATCTTTACATGGTACTTTTCTTCCTTGTGTTAAATCGCAAGCCATTTGTTATTGTTTTAAATTAAGGGAGCATTTCAGCTCCCTAATTATTTTTTATTTCTTAAACGTGATAAAGAACAATGTCAGAACCAATTCCGTACTGTACACCAGCGGTGTATCTCATCACAACTCTAACGTTTTGAGAACCATCAATATCAGCCATATCAATTAATTTAACTTCATTCATATCTGATAACAAACCAGTTCCAAAGAATAAGTTAGATTTTTGAGCAGCCATTGCAGTGTTATCATTAAGACCGTTAGCAACGAATAATTTAACACCATCAAAAGAAAGTGCGCCATCACCATACCACATGTGAGACTGAGCGTTAACACCACTATTAGTAGCAGCGAATCCACCTAAAGCTCTAACATAAGCTCTCGCTATGTTTTGTGAAATGTAAATGTGTACGTCTTCTTTACCGTAAAGTGAAGCTGGTATGCTATCTACAATTTTTCCTAATTCTGCAACAACATTAGCAGCGTCAACAGTTGTTCCAGTTACATCAAGAACGTCAGTATCAGCAAGAGCTAAAGTAGCCAAGCCATCGAATTCTCCAGCAGTAGCATTAGTTCCTTCCCAGATATTTTGTTCTGTTTTTTCTGCAACCATTCCAGCAACGTGTCCGATAATGTAATCAGAGAATTGTGGAGGCATATTATCAAATGCAGAATAACCCATTTGAACCGCTTCCCAATCAGATGCAAAGTCTTTTTTGCAAAATTCAAGGTTTACTTGAAATTCTTCTGGTTGTAGGATTCTTTCAGTTATTGTTACTGCATCGTCAGTCTTAGTAAAATCACAACTTGCATTTGCTATTACAGCACCTGTTGCTACTTTTTTCATTACTGATTTATACTTTATGTTCGGCTTCACTTCTATTCCGCCTTTGTCAATTGTGTTAGCTGATAATAAAGCTGCGCTTAGGTATTTCCCAGCGAACTCTCCAGCATACGTAGTAGTTAAACTATTTAAACTATTAGCCATTTTTTTATTATTTAATTATTGTTAAAAATTTTATCAAAAACCCTGTCTTTAGTTGTTTTAATTCTGTTTTCAGAAATTTTAAAGTTTATTTTACTATCAACTTTAGCTTCAGGATTATGTTTTACAGGTTCGGGAGCAACAGCAGAAAGTTCTTCTTTTTCTTCTACTTTTACTTCCTCCTTCATTTCTTCTTTGTTACCAAGTTTGTCGTCTATCATTGCTTTGATTTCTTCAACAGCAGATGCAAACTCTTCTTTAGTAACGTAGTTCATTTCTTCTTTTTCTTCTTCTTCTAATTCAGTTTCTTTAACTTCTTTAGACTCTTCAGAAAGTTCTTCTTCAACTGCTTCTTCTTCAGCAGCTTCTTTAATACTGTCAATTAAACCTTCTTCAACAACAACTAAAACTTTACCACCTTCTAACTCATATTCTCCAACAGGTAAAGCAATTTGCTCATCTTCTGTTTTAATGAATATTGAATTACCAGCTTCAAACGATTCTGCAACAAGTACAGTTCCATTTTCTAAAGTAACTTCAGCCATTTCTATTTTGTTTTCAGAAAGTTCAACTTTTTCACCAACAATATTTTTTATTTTGTTTAGTATGTCGTTTGCTTTCATAATTTGAGTATATACCTATAAACGTTTGAGAACGTTAACTGTTATATTTTTTTGCAACTTTATTTTTATTCTGGCGTTCCAGTTATGTTTCCAATGCCTTGAGCTTGCAAACTTCCATCACAACATTTACTGCTGTAAGTATTGTCAGAACATAAACAACCCCTTCTGCTATTGCTTGGACTTGAGTTGCTTGGTGTTTTAAATCTTTTACTTTTCATTTTCTATTTGTTTTAATTTACTTTCTGACCATCTTAAGCCAGCTTTACCACCCCACAACAAATAAGAGATAGTTCCGCACGCTTCTTTATTTCCTTCGTCATAAAACTCTTCAGCTCTACTTAAATAGCTATACATTCTTTTTAAAGTTTCAACACTAATGTTTTCTTTGTTTGCTAATTGTTGCGCTCTAATCTTACCAACTTGTGTAGCGCATTTATTATTTACTTTTTTATTTAATTCTATACCTCGCTTTGCATTATTACTAACCGCATCAGGATAGTCATTAAATGTTTCAAGCTCTGTTCTTTTACCAGACTTAGTTCTTTTATCTTTTTTAATTAAAGCCCTAATGTTACTAAGCATATATTCTGCCTCAGCATCTTCTATTTCTTGTAGTTCTTTACTCCATTCAGATTTTAAACTTGGGTCTTTTACTTGTGCCTTGTCAGCGAAAAAACCTTCAATGCTAAAACCTTTTACTTTACCAGTTTTTATATAATCATTCCAAACGTCTTCGTTTTCTACTTTCATGCTGATAACCCAAGTTCCTTTTGGTACACTTAAACCATACTTTTTAGATTTATCCATTTCAGTATCTTCTACAATCCACGATTCAACAACAGTTAAGTTGTTAATTTCCATTTCATGCTCTAAGGTTGCGTTGTTCTGCATACTGTTTTGGAAAAACAATTCACTTGCTCTCCTTACTGTTTTCTCAGAAAAGTAAACATAGAAAGTGTTGTCTCCATTCTTTCTAAAGATTGGTTTATTAGGTATTAAAGCAGCCCCCATTAAAAGCCTTTTTTCGCCATCTACTTTAGCCAATTTAATTTCCTGTTCTGATAGTGCTACAAAATCAGATTCTATCGCTGGTAGTTCGACAATGCTAACCGCTTCGATTCCAGTTAACCCTTCACTATCTTCGTCTAATATTAATTCTATTATGTCCATTGTATTTTATTTTAAAATGTTGCTTGTGTAATTGTATTATTTTGTAATTGTTGTGCAGTAGTTACATCTCCAGAAACTACAAACGCTTGAACTGGTTGTTGCCCTGACAACGCTCCAGCCACTTGGTTAAAACCTG